ATCTCATAATTAGTTTTTAGTGCGTTTCGTGACATAATATTTTATTTAACTAATTATACTGCTCTCCAGAATATTGTTACACTTCCTGTTGCTGCGTCATCTGACTCCATTGTAATGTTTGTTGCAAATGTTGCACTGTGGCAATCAATCTTAGTTCCTGCTGCTGTTGAAGCTGGCAAGGTGATTTTAGTAGTCGAATCATCTTTAACTAAAGCCGCGTGTGCTGATAATACTACATTCACATAAACTCCCATAAGATACGCTGGTGAAGCTGTAACAACCACATCTGCATCAGTCGCTAAGTCTACAACTGTCATATTGCATCCTACTGGGTAATTTGTTACTGCATCATTAGTAGAATCTAGTGCTGTCGCTAGTGACACACTCTTAGCTAGTGTTGTAGCATTGTGTTCTCTTTCCGCTATTAAATCTATTTTAGCGTGGGACATATCGCCCGCTTGGAAATCTGTATAAAGATCGTTTTGCTTATTCATATTGTTATTATTAGTTTATTACTGTTGAATTTGTTGTTGTTGAGACTGTTGCTGTTGTTGCGGTTGTGTTATTTGATTAGCTGCTCTTTGCTCTGTCGCTTGTGCAAATGATGGATTAGCTCCTCCTGCTGCTTCTGTGTGCTTGTTGATGTGTTCAGTTAGCATTTGTGTCTGTTCTGGTGTGTATTGTACGCCCTCTGTTCCTTGATTCCTTAAGGCTGCCTGATGTATCTTCAAATGTATTCCGTGAACGTCAGTTGCTAGGACTCTTGCTGTTGCTGGGTCTAGGTTTTCTTCTTTAGCGTCTTTAAGTTGACCTTGCTTGTTGGCTACTGTTTCCTCTTCACGTTCTTTCAAAGAAGGTATGAGGTTATCAGGGTCTTTGATCTTGTAACCTTCAGTTAATAGTTTCTTCCAAATATACTCTCTATCCATAGGTACTCCAGCTGGACCAAACTGTAGTTCGTTGTTAGACATGAATAGTAGATTAGACCATTTAGCTATCTCTTCGTTGGCGTCAATGTATGATGAACTGCCACTAACAATAACTAAGTCTTTGATTGCTTCGATGTCCTTAAGTTTGATGTCTTTTTCCATTAGCTTGCCTTTCTTGCCTAGGACTCTGTATATAACTTTCTTCTGGTCTGCTAGGTATTGTTTGTTAAGCCATAGTGCCATTCTACCAGCAGGCTCTAAAACATCAGATTCAAACCTTTGTAATATCTTGCTTGTTCGTTGTTCAGATAGGAAAGTCTTAGTCTTAACCTCTGTTGCTGTTTGCTCTCTTGAAATTTGGTTAGCTCCAGTCTGATAATCTGTAATAGCTGTTACATTCTGTTTAGTCTTTTCCATGTAGCCTAGGACATAAGACATGTTACCCATGTTAGGCTGTGGTGTTGGTAGGACTGCTACACTCTCTCCAAGTCTTCTAACAGGGATTAAGGTTCGTGGTTTGTATTCTAGCGAAGCCTCATCAATGATATTAGATGGGTTGTATTCCATCGGTTTAGAAATATCAGTCCATACTGCTTCCAGTGTCATATTCAAACTGTCCTCTTCCATGTTAAGAACTCCTAACACTGGCTCAATGATTCCAAAGCCGTACATCTTTTCAGGTCTTTTGATAGGTCGGAACACTCCCATAGGTACAAACTGCTTATCCAAAGGGTTGGCTTCTTGTCTAATCATCATAGCCTGACCTCCGAAAGCGTCATCTGAAACGTCTACTAAAGTTACAACCCAGTTTTCCCATAAGCCCTTCTTTAGTACCTTGATGTAAAGCTCGGCTAGTTCTACTCTTGTTTGTTCTAGGATCTTGTTTTGTGTGAGACTCTTATACTTCTCTGTTTGTTCTTTCCAGTAATTAACATCGTCTCTTATTCTTTGACCTACCTTTTGCATATCATATCCCTCTTGCTTTAACATTCCATAAGTCTTGTTGTGTACTCTATGCCCTAAGACGAAACAGTCAGAAGTTTCAGTAGCGTTAACGTCCCAAATCATGTCATAAGGTGCAATAGCATCTAAAGTCCAGTTAGAGATAGTTTCGTTATCGTCTACCTTAACAGTTTTACCCATTTTGAACTTATCCATAGTGGCTACTAACAGAGGGTTGGTGATTACTTTGCCATAAACCTCTTTACCTTTCTTCTTTCTTACAATCTCTTCAGTCTTCCAGCCCATCTTCCAACCACTAAAGCCACATATACCACCCCATTTAGCAATAGACTCAAATGCTTCACGAGAGTTAGCCTCTTGGTTCTGGTATTCGTTGAACTCTTTATATTGCTCTACAAACTCAGTATCCCCTCTTTCCCTAGCTAGATAATTGAATTGTGGTGTCTCGGCTATAATCCTTGAGATGAAGTTCTCTACTAAAGCGAAAGCCTGGCCTAGATAAGTTTTAGTTTCTGTTTCTTCTGTAATTGAACCAACTCTTGTCTGGTTCTCATAACGTTTAACAAGCTCTACCCACTTTTCCTTTAAGCCTTGGTATTTGGTGTTGTGGTCTTTCCACGCTGAGATTGCAATTTCTTCTATTTTATTCGCCATGTCTAGTAGTTAGTTTTATGTGGGCCTTCATAGGTTTTCTCAAAACTTGAAAGTCCGTATCTTATTGCGTCCATTGGGTCTGATAGGAAATGGTCTGGTACGTTTAGCATCTTGCCATCTTTATCTACCTTCCACATGTAGTGTCTAAAGGACTTGATTGTATTTAAACTGTTCTTTGTTACTGAACATCTTTGATCCTGCACAAACTGGATGCCTTGGTTCACTGAACCCTGCCCCTTAGTTGCCCCGATTATGTTAACTCCGTAGTCGTATATCTCATCAATACTTTTAGGCTCTGCACTATCTGCTATTACTAAAGCCTGAGGTTGATTTAGGAGTATGTCTGCTATTTGTTTATTACTTAATCCTTTTTGGTATGTTATTTCATTAAAAATGTATCCGTTGTTGTATTTGTAAATGGCTACTATTGCTGTTGGATCGTTACTGTAACCGAAGTCTAGTCCATATCTCTCCAGTCTTGCCTCGTGTGGTATCTCATCTATGATAGCCCAGTCCTGATAAATCCTTCCCTCTAAGGTGTTAGGCTCTCCTAGCCATTTATGATTATACAGCGAAGGTCTGTTCTTCTTATCGTCTTCTATTTCTTTTAAGACCACATCAGGGATCATCTTATACTTGACTGCTATGTCGTAATTCTCATGGATAATTAAAGTGTCTGGTCTTCCCTCTATCACTAACCTAACATGTACGGGATCGTCTTCAAATAGTCTGTTGTATGTATAAATTATCTTAGACTTAGCTTTCCTTACTGTTGGTGTTAAAACCTCTATACTTTTCTTTGAAACTGTCTGGGCTTCTTCTACCCAAGCTACATCTATTCCCTCGATTGATTTAATACTCTGCTCATTGTTCCATAGTCCTTTGAAAAGAAAGTCTGAACCGTTAATCTTATTTGTTATTGATCTATCTGTTACATCAAAGTCTGTCATTCCGAACTCATCTATCAACTCTTTAAAACTGATGGGAACTTTCTGCTATTGAACTCTGGAACTCTCTGAAACATGCTACCCTGGTCTTCTTCTCTCTAGCTCTTATTAAAAGGTATCTTGCCACTGTGTGTGACTTTAGTGAATACCTGCCACCATATACTGCTGCTTCTCTCCAGTCTTCACTGAATAATGGTTTGTACTCACTTGGTATCTTTATTGTCTTCTCCATCTATAAATTTTACTAGGATTGGTTGCAACTCTTTACCGTTGCTTTTTATATCTGTTTCATTAGCTGGATTTCCTTCTGCCATCTTCCATACTATTTCAGCTGGTAGTGTTTGTAAATATTCTACCTTCTCTTCGTCTGGTAAACTCTCCAAATATTCTCTAGCAAAGGTCTTTAAAGTCTTTCCAGGTGGTCTCCCTTTAGGGTTTCCTGATTGACCTTTAACAAACTGATAGCCCTTTAGCCAATCGTACTGTTTCTTATATTGTTTATCAGTTTCTTTTTCCATCTAAATACTTGATAAGTTTCTTAGCTATTGACTCCCACGTTACTATATCTATATCTTTATTACCTCCTGATTTATTTATAATTTCACAACCACATGCTTTAGCTTCTGCGATTGGTCTTCCCCATCCCTCGTCCTTTGACATCTTAAGGAACTTCTTTGACCTATTATATAGGCTTACTATTT